TCCATTGACAGTGAGCTGAGTACTTGTTGATAACCGGTGTACCAGATCTGCACGAGCAGCAGGTGAAATGAAGAACATTAATAATGGGATTAATTTCCACATAGAACTTACTAATACCTTGTCGCAATATAAGTTTACCTGAGGGTAAACTTAATACGTACTGCTACTATACGATGTCTGAAAATGTAATCGAAGATCCTAAAAAGGATGAGTCCAAGAAGAAAAGTGTTCTTGGAAAAGTAAAAGATGCTATTCTTCCTGATCAAGAAGAACAAGCTGCAATCATAAGTACTTTTGTGAGATTAGGAGTATTAATTTGGTCCGGCGGAATATTGACATTAAATTATGTTTCTATCCCAGGAATACCATCTCAGAAAATAGATCCAACCTTCATAGCTTCAGTGTTCACGGGAGTTTTGGCCGGATTTGGCATTCAGACAGCGAGTAAAAAAGGTGATGGAACTATGAAAATGAATGGTGAAAATGCACAAGTAAGTAAGAAAGATATGGAGAGAATGATTGAGAAAGCTGCAACTAATGCTGCTGTACAAACTATTAGAATTGAGCAGGCTCCATTAGTAATTAAGGCTGAAAATCCTAATTCTAAAGATGCTACAAAGTATCAGTTGTAACTAGATAAGGATTGGGTAATATACGGACAGCTTTTCTCTAAAATGTGTCATCTATTCATTGGGCATGGGTTTCCGTTACGTCAAGATGTCATACATGGTTAAAAAGCCATCCTGTAGATGCAAATAAACTAACTGTTGAGGAGAAAGCTCAAGTAATGCCATCGCGCTCTATATTGCGCTGTAAGGTGCTTGATCGGAAGGATGAGCATACAAAGCTAGATATGCGCGGTTTAGGCGACTGGTGGGTTTTAGATAGCCATTGGAATGGATTGTCTACCGATACGGAAGATAAGCCTTATGAAGTTGATGGAGATTTAATCTTTTTAAAAGATTTTCCTTACTACTACCAAGAGTCAGATAAGAATGATGATAGTCATGTTTTTACTTTTGCCATGTGCCTAAAATACCTCAAAATACCAGGTATTAACGGGGTTATGGATTATGTAGAGGCTGTTAATAAGCATGGTTTAAGTCGAATTAAGAGTTCAAATGCTAAAGCTTTAGAAGAATTTGGAATGAAGGCTACATTTACATATTCAGCTGATTCTTATGACATAAAAAAGCAGATAAAAAATGGTCAACCCGTTGCTGCAAGTCTTCTATGTAGAGGAACACCGGAATATCCCACGGGTAAAACTCATCTTGTAGCGATTACCGGATATGGAAAAGATTACTGGTTAGTTCAAGATCCGTTCGGAGAGATGGATTTAATTAATGGACTTTGGTCTGATAGAAACCCTTTAGCGGGAAAGGATGTGCGTTATAGCTTTAAAGATATGAACCCTAGATTATTTGCAAGTGGTGGCGCATCTGGCTGGTGTTGGCTAAATTTTAGAGAGATCTAGATTAAGGAGAGCTATTCTCTCTTTGATGAGTAATTACTTTTTAAAATCATGGCTGACGCCCCGAAATCATTAGACGACCAGTTGCAAGAACAGCGTGAACAGTTAGAAGAGCAAATTAAAGATCTTGAAGCGCAGTTGATGCGTTCTAAAGAGGGTTATTTAAAAATCCTAGGTGCTCAAGAGTTCTCTGCAATTCAAAAGCAACAAGCTGAAGCAGCAGCTACTGAAACCACTACCGAGGTCGTAGACCCCTAATACCATGTTGGGCGAGTTGAACAAAAGTCGATATCGAGCCCTTGAGTTACTAGCAGAGCATGTACGTGCTCCGTCTCGTGAACTCTCTATAGATGCAATTGTCTGTGACGTTAGTGATGAAGATCTTCGCTGGGTTACAGACAGAATCCATTATTATTTACTCAAGTTATTAGAGGATGCAGATTACGATCCCATAGATGAAGAAAATATAACGATTATTGAGGAAGTGAAAAGCTAAGTTAATGCATTTTACAGTTTTTTCATACGCGAAAAACGCCTGTGTTTCATTGCGAGCAAGACCTCCTCTCCAACTTAATTGTTCTTTCTCCAAACAATGCTAGACATAGATTTCGACAATATATTTTTGATGCTTGGGATTGGAAATGTGCTTACTGTGGTGAAGAACTAACACCTGAAACTGCAACAATTGACCACATTATTCCAAAATTTAGAGGTGGACAGCATGTGAGGGTAAATATGTGTTGCTGCTGTAGTCCTTGTAATAAAGCGAAAGCTACATCAAAACTTGAGGAGTGGTATACAAAAGAGAACGAACATTATTGCGAGGAGAGATTTGTTAAACTAAAACAGTGGTGTTAGCTATTTATTGAAGTGGAACCTAAAAGAGATCCTTATGAGTTTTTACGTGAGAGAGCAATGAAGGTTGCTGATGAAATGGAGGATCATAGAAATGAGCGCGATGTGAACATAGGAAGACGTGCAATAGCTGGCGAAAAGCCCGCTACTGTAAGAGAAAAAATGGACGATAGGGTTATCAGTACTTAATTAAATTAAAGGCCAACTTCTCCACCATTTAGTTATCACATATTTATCTCCTTTTATTGGTGGTAAGGCTTCATGCATCGTTTTATAGTTTGGTTTTCCATCTCTATATAAATTATTCCAAGCTAAAAGTAAGCCAGGCTCTGGTTTAATTTTTAAGTTTAAATGTTTAAAATAAGTTTCTCCTCCTTCTTGAACATGATTTAGATACATCATTGTTGTCCATGTACGCTGTCCCATCCATTCGCAATAAACTTTATGTTGCTTTTTTTCTCTTGGTGGAAAAAAATCCCAGTGTTCTTTGTAATACTGACCAGGTGTGTATTTCTGTGCTTGCATAGCTTCTCCAATAAAGGGATCTAATTCTGTTAAATCTTCTAATTTATTATCTATATCAAAAATTAATTCCTCTGGAAAGTAGTGTAGATCTGCAGTTTCACTAGTTCTGTAGTCGGATGTAACTGCTTCATCCTTATCATTTGCTAATGTAGATTTTCTTGTAGATTGGTTTATACAATCAATTAATTTTTTACATTCATAGTCTGTTAAAAAATTTTTAAGAAAATAAATTTGTGTAAATGGATAATTTATTCTTTCTGTTCTATGTATTAATGGATTGTTATAAAAATACTCGTAATCTATTGTTTTTGGTGCTGATTTGAAGTTACAGAGTATTAATAGAGCTTTAACTTCATTATCACTTAAATTATAAATTTCTTTAAAAGTTCTTAAGAGCTGTTCTTTTGTTACTCCACATACTGCTGATCTAGTTAAGTGTTTCGCTATGCTCGTTAATTCGTCTATATGCATTTGTAAGTTCGAATACTCGTAGAATACATAAGTGTAACTATAGATGCATGTGGAGTTAATTGCTCTAAATTTTATATTGCTCTTTAGTGGGAGCTATGGAGTTAGTACGCTTCTACTTAAACGTAGTGAAAAGAGGGTTATAGGTAGGCGTTCTAAACGAGGAATTGCAGTGTCAGTTCAGCGCTGGTAATATATCTATAAGGTTCTAACTTTTTATGGATGCATTAGAGCTTCCGGTTGATGTTGAATTTTCAATTCATGCAGCTTCCCTTGCGATTCAAAATCTTGACCGTGCGGATTTAGAGGAGGCATTTATTGAGATGCTTCATCAAAAAGCTCTAGATAAGCAGATGTTTTTTAACATCATGAAGGACCACGGCATTGATGCCGATATTCAATTCAACATCTCCACTGTAGGACAGATTTCTTAGTACCATGGCTACTCGCACAATTGAAGGCACTCTAGATACACAAAGCGTTGATACTGGTTCTGAGATTACTTATCTCGGTTCCACAGCCGCTAATAACCCTGGGGAGGCTGTTAGAGGCTTCCGTGTTAACCCTGGTGGTACAGGAGACATCAAGGTGACACTTGATCGTAGTAGTTCCATTAATACTATGGAGATCTTCCAAGAGGATGCTTATACAGCAGGATCTGCTCCAGCTGGTTATTCAAAATTTGCAAATATTGCTAGAGATGGAAAAGGTAAAGGAGTTGTAGGTGTAACAGTAACCAATGCTGCTAAAAATTATATTGTGTTATTGAAGCTAGACGGTTACTCTAGTGTTAGTTACAGCGGTAGCGTTGTCGTCCCATAAGAAACAGAAATTACGAACTAGGTGGAAGGAACATCCTTTTCTAACTAGAAAAGGAATAA